GATGTATTTTTCGAATCGTCATATTCTTCATTATATTTTCTAAAACGCTTAACCGTGTTGCTCATTTGGAATTAACCCTGGAAAAGCTTCGTTGATTGTTGCGACGTTAAGTCCTTCGACTTTCTTATCTTTGACTGCAATCAAAAGACTTGCATCCTTCGGATGAAGAGACTCGAGAAGACCGATGAAAAGGTTTTCGCGCTGAACTTGTTTAATGTCAGGACGATTGCCGTTGAGGTAAAGAGGAAGTGTACGTGCCTCTTGATAGAGTCTTCCTTCGCTGTCGAGCACTTCACTCGGCTTATAAGGAGGAGCTCCTTCTGGTAGCCACCATCCTACGTTAGGATGGAATGCCAATTCAAGGATATACCGAAGTGTTTCATTATCATACTGTCGTAAGACAGAAACCTTTGTCTGTACATCCTTGGCTTCCTTGACCAAGTCAAGGATCTCTGCGATCGCTAATGTTCTTTGCATATTAAAACTCGTTGATGCTTTCTAATAGAAGTTTGAGACGACGGTCGATAAAGTAGTTGAAGAGTTTATCTCTTCCTTTACCAGCTTGCTGCTCGTACTGCACGAGCACTTCCTTCTTAATATCAGGAGGAATGAAGTTAAGATCAACTAACTGCTGATTACGAAGGTAACCGCGCAGCATCTTCTCGTCACAGAATTCCTTCGGATCTGTATCGAGCCATTGATCTAATTTTTTTTGACTAATAGGTTTCTGTCTGGCACCGACAACGAACGTGTCATCAGCTGACAAGAAGTTAGGAACACCGTCGCCAGCATCGCCGCGAATGATATGTTCTTTCATGAACTTATCGACATCGTTTGTCTTGCGCCACTTCTTCTGTACAGGATCAAACTGTTGTACGTTCATGTAAGCTTGAAGCTGCACAAAGTCCTTGTCACCAGAAAGAATCAAGATCTTCTCGTTGGTATTACCATAGGTTTGTGCAAGAGTGCCGATAATGTCATCGGCTTCGGCGCCATCAACACGAATGACTCGATAAGGAAAGTAATCCTTGAGTTCATCGCGAACTTTATTCAGAGTCTCGAATACAGAATTCCAATTGATCTCGGACTTTTCACGATTCTTCCGACGATTGGCTTTGTAATAAGGAAATACTTGGCGTCGCCAGTTATTACCAGCATCGCACGCAATAATCATCTCTCCGAACTCATTCTTAAACTTCACGTTATAAGATCTCACTGAATTGAGAACCATATGTCGTAAAAGATCTTCTTCGATATCTGCATTCGTGTGGTTTCCAAGTTGTATCATTAGATTGGAAATCATAACCTGTGAAAGGTCCATAATAATCATTTTAGTTTCTCACTCTTCATCGGGTAAATTATATGTATATTCGATTGTATTGTCTTCATTATATTTAAATTCAAATATGTTGTCAGATATATTATGAAATGGATGTTCAAGATTATACTGTCGGTGTAATAAAGCTTTGATGCCTTCCATGACTAAGGCAACATCTTTTACATATTTATCGTCATTGATATCTACACCGTACGCTCCGAACATATTAATTACATCAGGAATTATGTCATTCATAACTCCAGCCACATGTTCTTTTCGAGTTTGAGTCACCTTATCATGAATTTCCTCGATGTTTTGAGGCGGCGCGTCTTCTCGACGAAAGCCTGGAAATAAGATTACGTTGTCCGTCATTTAATAACCTTTAGTAGAATGGTGTCTTGATTGATTCGGCCATTCGGCTTTGATTCCACGGTCTTGATCTCGTCCATAAACTTACGTAGGCTAACTTTACCAGCACCAAGCAATGCTTGTATCGAAGCTTCTGGTTTACGTAAGCCTTTGCTTGCAGAGGTTTCAACATCATAACCAATCAGCGTAGTACCCTTTACTTGGATTCCAGCTGGACCAATCGAGTCATATCGACTCAGTTTCTTGTACTTGGTATTGTAAGTCCATAGCTGTGTACATCCTACGATCTCGGCTGGATGAACAGAGACAATCTTGAGTGAAGGCTCTTCCTTCTGGTATTTAAGGTTCTTGACCAGATCAACTGCGGACTTTGCTTTCTTCTCGCGTGGCTTGCGAATCTTGACAGCCTTCTTGTTATTTACATAACGATCGATGTCATCGAAGAAACTCTGCCAAAAATTAATCCAAAACTTTTGACGCTTGCCAAAGGCTTCTTGAACTTGCTCGTCATTCGACATGATCTCTTCGTATTGAGGACGATAGTAGTCAGCTACGATACCAAGAATCTGAGCGTTTAATTCGTTCGCTTGACAGAAGGTGTACATCGAGAATTCTTTGCCATCGATAACATTATCGAGTTCTTCTTCGAGACTCGTAATGATGTAGTTGGCCTTCTCACGAATGCGAGCTTGAATGTCGACGACAGGCTTTGGAGCATCTTCGACTTCTTCGACAATCTGACTGGCTGCCACAAGAAGCTTCTTGACATTATCATTGAAGTAGTCAAGATTCTTCTGCGGTAAAACATTACCATTGAGGAGAATGCGAGCGACGTTACCAAGAGTTTGGGAAATCTTCCACTTTGGAAGCTTACGCAACAGAGCAAGCTCGTCTTTGGTGTAGTTGCGCTTGGCATAGGTGAAAAACCAGTCACGCGACTGATCATCAGATGCCATGTAGTTATACCAGTTTAAGGCTTGACTAAAACCTGTGATTACGATAGGCTCAGAACCATAGGCTTTTTCATCGAACGACTTGATTGCCGCGCGAGAGATCTGTTTGGGTTTTGCTTTTACCTTAATGACCATATTTACCCCTGTAGTTTCCTTGTTGCATTATTCAATCTACTACAGTTTTGATAATTTGTACATGTTTATTTTCATAGGTCGATTTTATAATTAAAAATTGGTCCGGTTTTTTGAGTGTATTGCTCTGCGTTTGGCTCCCAACCAGGAGTTCCAACTGTGGCTTCCCATTTCTTATCAACATGTTCACGCTTTACATAAGACCATTTACGAGGAGTTTCCATTGCCGTTTCCATGCCATACTCGAGCAATTGATCGTGTACAACGCCGTGCTCGTACATCTCTACGTCATCGAAGACGAAGACAGCGCCAGGATCTGACCGTTCAAGGAAGAATGCAATCTCGGCATCGAGGGCTCCGAGTGTGTGAGGACCGTCGAAGTGGACTACGCTGTACTTATTGAGAATGCTCTTATTTTCTGCATAGATAGGAACACCGTCTGCATAACGATTGAAGAACTCTGTATCTTCGAGATTAAACATGTAGAAATTTACGTTCTTCTGGCGGCAATACAGATACAGATTGATCATGCAGATGTCGCGCATCTCGTTGGTATAGTCGCATCTACCTTCTTTGAAGATCTCATCGCGATAGTATTCGATGTTGCCGTATGGATCGATACCAAACACTGGCTTCTCTGGAGTTTGACCACTCTCAACAAGACCATCAATAATAAATTGTAAACCTCCGCCGCGCCGCACGCCAACTTCGACTGCTGCACCTTCTACACCTTTCGATCGAATGGCTGCATCGGTGAGCACTTCGTAGTTAGCGCTATCTGTATCGAATTGTGCTTGGATTTGATGAATTGATACTGGTTGCTGTGACATTATATAGTTACCTTACTTCTGTTTCTGATATATTTAGCGATCATATGCATGATAGCTTGATGGACGTCTTCTGTTGCTTCGTATTCTTGAATATCAACATGCAAAGAAATATCTGCGAGTTGAGCGCACTTGTTATTTGGTGAAAATCCTGTCAGAGCAATAGTCTTCATTTTCAATGACTTAGCAGTCTCAATTGCCTTCACAACGTTCGGAGAATTACCGCTTGAAGAGATGGCTACGAGTACATCGCTTTCTTGGCCGAGGGCATCGAGTTGAAACGAATAGACATCGTCATAGCTGATATCATTCGCGATGGCTGTCATGAGTGGAATATTTGCTGCTAGCGAGATGACTCGTGGTCGTAATCCGCCTTGCTTGCAACCCTTCGTATAGTCACATGCCCAATGTTGGGCGATCGAAGCAGAAGCACCATTACCAATTGTATAGATGTTGTTACGATGATTGGAAATGCTCGTCATCCAAATGAGTTCGGCGGCTTTCTTAAATTCTTCATGATCGATACTTGCAAACCCGCTATTAATCAGGCCAAGATGATCGAATATAATATCAGTCTCGATAGACAATTTTTGCTCCTTCATGTGAGATGCCTACATCAAGGCAGGTTCTGTCTGAAAATTCTTGGCGAATTACACTCTTTGAATCGGTGATTGCTAGCATATATCCACCGCCTCCAGCTCCAAGCAGTTTAGATCCGAATGCACCCGCAGATTGGCATCGATCATACATACTATCTATCTCTTCTGACGAGATGCCTTCGGTCATCTGTTTCTTTAACATCCACGCAGAGCTCAATAATCCACCATATTCGTTGATATTCACGCGCTGTGTACTCTGCATCTTTGCCATATCTGCGAGTTGACGAATGACGAAAGTCTTGGCTTCGAAGTTAATCTTATCAAGAATCTTTGCTGCATGATGTTCGATGTTTGTAGGAATCAAAATCATATAGTTCTCAATCGTATTCGAATCGAGCCGCTTCACATCTACACGACTATTGTCAAGTTCATTAGCATACTCAATGTAATTCATACCACCGAATGCAGAGGCAAACTGATCTTGCATACCAATCTTCCAACCACATAAGTCAATCTCGATATGACAAGCAGTTTTGGCAACAAGATAAGGGTTGATGTATTCATAACCAAGATAGGCAGACAAAGCCTTGATGAGAGCACAAGTAAAGGCAGACGATCCGCCAAGACCGTTGCCGATCGTAGGGATGTCTGCGAATGACGTGATCTCGATGTTGGATTTAATGCCGAAGAACTTCAGTGCGTTCTTGACGATATCGTTCTGAAGATCCTCGACATTTTCTACACATTCTTGTTTCGAATAAGAAACCTTGATGTGATCGTGAGGAGTGTGCATGACTGATACGTAGACATACTTATCAATAGCAGTCGAGATGGTAGCGCCACCCCATTTTGCAAAGTGGGCGGGAATATCACTACCCCCACCGAAAAAACTAACTCGCAGCGGAGCCTTTGATAATATCACCGTGTTTTTCCTTTAACGAAGCAATGAGCCCTTTCCACTTGGGAATCACAGAGTCCCAACCGAAGCGAGTGTCTGCGTATGCTTTTACAAATGACATCATGTTAGTAATATCATTATTTTGTACATTTTCAATAGCATACATCAAAGTATGTGCAAAGATGTTAGCATGAAGATTCTGATCTTCATGATCACCATCATACTGAACAGTCAAACCGCCTGAAGTGTCAGCCAGTGCAGAGAAGTTAGGATGTACAGCGAGGCAACCAGCTGACATCGCTTCGATCAAAGAACGGCACGATGTTTCAGGCCAGATACAAGGATATGCAAAGATGTGTGCACGCTGATACGCAGCTCGAACAGTCTCTTGATCTGTCCATCCATGGTAGTTGATCTGTGGGTGCTCCTTCATCCGATCGAAGATAGGCTTGTACGCATCGTCGCGTCCCTGCCATCCAGGACCATAGATACCGAACGAAGAAAACACGTCTAGCTCAATATTGGGGTATTTTTCGGCAAGAGCGCAAAAGACAGGAACCAGAATCTCCAATCCACGATGAGGCGTGGATGTATAAATGAGACGTATCTTGTCCTTTGGTTTGTCAACGAGTGGAATAGGCTCGACGCCTGTTTCGATAACTGTTGAATGATTGCTATATGGAATTCCAAGATAGTCACGATACTGTTGATACTGCCAGTTAGAACTGAAGACCAACTTTTGAAAGCGAGCTCGAGAAGCTGGATCCTGAAGGTGTGAAGCTTCCGGATCACCGGCGAGATCATGTAAATGATAGATCTTAATTCGGTCAGGATCGAGGTCGCGGACGCGAGCAGTGATAATTTGGACACCATCGAGTTCATCGCTTGATAGTCGATGGAAGAGATTTCGAGTGGTAAGTTCTGTTCCGCCATTCGATTCCTTATTTAGTTCATTCAATTCAATTCGTTCTTGATTATTCATCAATATCTCCGGCATTGCGGTCTGTAAGAAAAAAGAAGTCGAGATCACTATAAGCTTTATCATCAACCCAAACGTCGTATGATGGCTTTCCTAAACGGACTTCATGAAACTTGCAGCCCCAATCATTTAGTTGTTTGTTGGTAAGTTCGGTCCAGTCGATACCCGATCCTGAACCACGAGCAGTCCAATACTTAATAGTATGACCTTGATCGTATAGTTTATTTATCTGTTCAATACGATGCTTAAATGGAATAGCAAGACCATAGCGATGTTGACCATCTGTATATGGAGTCATACAGATGGTCTGATCAATATCTATCATGTAAATCATTCGACGTGTACTATACTAAAGCCGAGAATCGAGTCGTAACGAAACGATCGCCATCCCAGATTTTCGAGATCCCATACAGCGAGTACGTCTGGATTTGGAGTCTTTTGTTGTTTAAAAGCTTTTTCAAGATCAGTCTGTTCCGGAAGTTGTGTCGGAGACAGAGTGCAACGAAGAACTCGTTCTGTGCCATCCTTCTTTACGAAGGTAACATTTGCGATTCCATTTTGAAGAATACCTTTCAGGTATTCATTCCGCCAAGAAGCTTCGTTCTGGTCTGTCGTACCATTCAATGAGTTTGTCATAACCACCTACCTTTTCTGTGTCAATTATAATGAAAGGAACTGTTCTTACATCGGGAAAGCTTTCGAGAAACTCTTCGCGTGTAAGATCTTTTCCTATCTTCTTCTCTATATACTGTTGTCCTTTATTTGTAAACAAGTTTTTTGCTTGTACACAGAATGGACAATTGTCTTTCGTATAGATCAGTACATTAGTCATTTGTGCCTGCTTTTGCATAAATTCCATATGATGCTCGCTTTGGATCTCCATATACCGTATTCGCGCGTACTTTAATAAAGCGCTTATCTGAAGATAGGCCCGCGACAGTAATCCAAGGATTCTGGCCTTTTTTCCAAGCTTTCAGTTTGTTATAGGCTTTTTCACCTTCACTTCGTGCTTGACGAACTTCTTTTACTCCGGCAACAATCGACCGCCGCTGACCTTTTGATACTACCTTCGTACGTGTTCTCTTTTTACCCATTATAATACCTCATTTTTTTATTGTTCATATACCATTATATAACACGTTTCTCAATTAATGTACATAGTTCATGTTCTCTGTCGATATACTTATACTCGACTTGAGTAGGATCCCATTCTTTCATGGCTTCGAAGACATCATCATTATTCAAAGCACTACATGTATATACATCAAGTTGAGCGAGAGCGGGTTCGCACTCATCCCAAACATGCAGAGCGATATGACTCGTCTCAATGATAGTGACGGCAGTCAAACCACGATTACCAACCATATCAGAATACACTGCATATGGTCCCATTAAAATTTTCATGTCAATTTGATTGACGAGCTTTTTCATCCATGTTTCAATGGATTCTGTGCATTTTGGCGGATTCTTGAGCTCAGCTCTCACGATCAAATGCTTGTGTTCTAATACCTTACCCACCTCATAAATTCTCCTGTTCGGGGTTGAAAAGTAAAGCCTTCACATGGCTCGCCTGAATTTTGCAACTTACCCATGTATTATAATATTTTGGATCTAAGATTGCATCATTATCAAAGATGTATTTTGTTTCAAAATAATTACATTCTCCGCGACCCTTACAGAGTCTTAAGATCGTTCTACGAAAGCTATCTTTTCCGTAGAGATCGATGTCTTCTTTGAGGGAAGTTGAAGAACCGTAGTAGTCTCGCCAATCGGACTCTACGCGAAGCTTCTTTCGTTTGCCTTTGACAGTTTTGTATCCTGCTTTGGTCAGATACTTACGACCGATATATTTCTTGCCGTTGACTAAATTCTCAATAAGATATATGAAGCCATAATAATCTTCAACATCAGTAAATTCTTTATCTTCGTATAACCATGAATTCATAGATCACATTCCATCAGTAGAAAGATCTATTTATTCTTCATATTCTTCATCAAATGGATCTTCAAGATTGAGTTCAGCAGAACAATATGGGCAATATTCAGGCAGAGTTGTACTCTCAGTAATTATTTTAAATTCTTCGTCACACGAAGGGCAAGTAATCCAATCCATTATA